AAAGGTTTAGTTACTGAACCTAAAGACTTAAGTTTTTTACAAGGAAAAGAAACTGTTATTACAGCTCCTGATGATATGTTAGCTGGTGAGATTAAATATGACGGAAAAGTTATTTTTGAAGGAGAAGGTGGTGTGTTTTTTGTAACAAAGTTTGGTGATGTCTGGGCTTCAGGTAAAGAAGGAACAGCAAATACCATAAAGAATGCTTTAAACGAGCAAGTAGAAAAAAATGGTAAAGCATACTTAACTTTAACTAAAGGATCAGATGCTAAATTAGTTAGTAGTGCTTCAGGTGTAAATTCTACTTTAGCTATTCTAAATACTATGTTAGATAATAAATTAATATCTGCATCTAATTTTAGAAGTGCAGTTTCTTCAGCTGTAAAAAAAGCAGGTGGTAGTATAAATTTAAGGCAAAGTGCTAAAGATTTAAAAACTGATATACAAAAATATTTTACTAATCCAAAAACTTCAACGTTTGAAAAAAGAGGAGATGTTGTTAGAGATATGGTAGGTGAAATAGCTAAAAACCTACCTAAAGAAGATCAGGCTGCTATAGCTGAGTTTTTAGGAGGTGATAAATCAAGATCAGTCGGTAAAGGAATAACTAAATTAGTTTCAGGAAAACCTGGTTCTCAAGCTTTAGTTAATTTAGTTGCTCAAGTAGCAGCAGAAGGTTTAACAAAAGGATTAAAGACGGGAGATATATATGCTGTAGTTGAGATTAATAGTCCTGTAACAGTTAATCCTGATTCACATCCAAGCTATCCATTTCATATATCACTTATTGATGAAAACAGCAAACCTATATTACACTTACCTCAAAACAGAGAGTCGGGAAATAAAGTTCTTGTGCAAAAATCAGGTGTAGAGTACAAGGTTCGTAATGTGTCAGTTGTAGAAGGAAGCTATAAAAGTGAAGTAAAAACTTCTGTATTTGTTTTGTTTGACAAATCAGATACTATTAATGATGTAGTAGCAAAAGCTCGTGGTAGAGATTATAGTGATGCTGCTATATATGAATACTTACGTAACAACAGAAAATTAACTGTAGATGCTGCACGAGCTGCATTAGAACAAAAAACAGGTGAATTCACTGGTATGCCTTTTGAATTTACTCGTGTGGAGGATAACAAAGGACAAACTTTATTTAATGAAATTACTTATGAAATAAAGAAATGGATGAGAAAAAATCCTAACGCCACTCCTATTCAAATAGCTAAAGAATCTTTAAAGATACTAAGAGATAATGATATATTTAAAGCACAATATAAAACAGTTAAAGCTGAAGTAGAGGTAAGCTATGCAAGTTTTCTTAATAATATAAAAAGTCAAGTAATTAAAAAAAGAATTGCAAGATTAAAACGTGATTTATATTTAAGAAAACAAGGGGAAATAGATTTAAGAAAAGTACAAATACAACTTAAGCAATTAATAGAAAAATATTTACCTTCTGAAGCTACTTTTTCTAAATCAGAAGTTAAAAACTTACTTACTTTAGTAGCTAATTCTAATTCTAATTCTATTTTATCTGTAGGACAAAAAGTATTAAAAATAGTAGATCAAAAAAGAAAACAAGTTAAAAATAATATTATTTTTGACATGAAAAAAATTCTTAATAAAGCTTTAAAAGAAACAGGAAGCAGACCTAAAGCAACAAGTGTAGAAGCCCAAGGTAAAGAGTTCTTTAAAGATGTTATTGATGTTATTAGAGCCGTAACACTTCCAAATACAATTAATTCAGAACAAGGAGAGACGGCAAGCAAAAGAACAGTGGCTTTATCTAAATTAGAAAATCAAATAAAAGCTAACGAAGAAGCAACAAATATAGCTTTAGAAAAACAAAAACGTAATGAAAGATTAACTGTAGCAGAAGTTAGATTAATTAATAGAGTATTAGCTTTTGACACCTATGCCAATATACAAAACTTAGAATTAGAAGCTGTAAAAGATTTATATAATTTAATGAAATTACAGAAAGCAGCTTCTATTGCTATGTTAAATGCATCACGCTTGGAAAGAGCTGAAATCAACAATGATATTTATAATCAGGCAACTTCAGAAATTAGAGAAAACCATCCTGAATTATTTGATAAAATAACAGGAGAACCTCTTGATAGCGAAAAAATAGAGCAAATAAGAAGTCAAATGTTTCAAGGTACTCTTAAAAACAAAATAATAAATTGGTGGAATCAATATAAATTTACTTCAGGAATAGGTATTGCAAATTTTTTTAGAAATCAAATGTCTCATTTAGGAACACTGATGAACTTAATAGATAATGTAGCTAAAAAAAATACATTCTTTTATGATAATGTTTATCAAGCAATGAACAGAATGCATACCAAAGCTTTAAGAGGATATTACAATCAACAAGAAATTTTAAATAGTATTGCTGCTACTATCCCTGGTATAGAAAGTTTTAAAGATTGGAAATCTAAAATACCTTTTGGAATTAGAACAATAGTTTTAACTGACGGAAAAAAATATCAATATAATATAGGTCAATTAATAAGAATATATGCTTTAGCTAAAAACTCTGTTCAAGAAAAAAAATTAGTAAACAATGGCTTTGGTCCAAAACAATTACTACAAATAGAAGAGTTTATCGGAACAGATGCAATAGAGTTTGCAGATAAAATTGTAGAGTATTTAAGCACAGATTATTTTGAAAGTGTTAATGATGTTTATCTACAAAATAATTATGTTAATTTAAATCCAGTAGAAAATTATTTTCCTACTAAAAGTATTTCAGCTGCTAATCAACAAGAATTACAAGGGGGTAATTTTAGTCAAGTATTTAATCAAGAAAACAATTCTGCTACAAAAAACAGATCTGACGTGACAGGTAAAGTAGATACTAAAGAGACTTTTACTGACACATTAGAAAATCATATTTCACAAATGGAACGGTATAAAGCTTATGCTCCAGGTGTTAAAAATTTAGAAGCTATTTTTAAAGTTCCTGCTGTTAATACATTATTAACTGAATTGGGAATTAAAAAAACTATATATAACTCTATTAATTTAGCTTTAAACCCTCAAGCTGGAATGGTAAATAGAACAGTTATAGATAAATTAATGACTAAATTTACAGGCTTTGCTTTATCTTTTAAAGCAGTTCAGTTGCTAAAACAATCTACATCATTTGTAAATGCTTTTGAAGAATATGATGGAAATATAGGTCAATTTATGTTAGGAATGGCTAAAGTAATTGCAAGACTTCCTTATTACATTAGATTAGCAAAAACAATATCTCCAGATTTTACTGATCGTTTGCGTAAAGGTTTAGAAGGAGATATTTACAGGTTAGAATCAGGAAGTAGAATTATGAAACCTATAGAAAAGAGACTTACAGGATCTGATGTTGAAGGAAGAATAAATCGTGCAGTTACTTTCTTTAAAAAAGCTGCAGCATCTCCAACTGTTATGGGAGATGTCATGGGAGTTATGGGGTATATGGTAAATTATGAAAGAAATTTATCTAAAGGAATGTCTAAGGCAAAAGCAGCTGAAGCATTTAATAATTATAATGCTACTCAACAGTCAAGAAGAGACACTGATAAAATCCCACTTCAGCAAAGTCAAAGTGCATTTGTTCGTCCATTTACAATGTTTGGAAGTACTTTGTTTTTACAAATAAATAAGGTATTACAGGCACAGTCTAATATCATGAAGTCTATTGGTGAAAAAGGAAGACTTAAAAACGTAAGAAGTAAAGATATTAGAGCTTTAGTTTTAAATTATGCAGGAGCGAATGTAATGTTTGCTTTAGCTGCAAATGTAGCTTTACTAATGAAAGGTGACGATGAAGATAAGGAGGTGGCAATGAACAGAATGAAAGATGCCATGTATGGGTTAAACTTATTATATCAAATACCTCTCTTTGGATCAGCAGCAGAAGAAGGAATAAATAAAATAAAAGGTAGAAAAGGTTATAGTGATGATGTTGTTAACCCTTTTAAAACTATTAGTAGAAAAATATTTAAAGCTACGAAAGATAAAAGTCTTTCTAAGGGAATCATACCTCTTGTAGAAATAGGTTTAGGAACGCAATTAGATCCTTTTGTGGGCTTGTATAATATTTTTGGAACAGTTGGCAAGAAACAAGATGAAGCTATTTATAATGTATTAGGAATTAGTCCTTCATATCAGCCAGCTTTAAATAAATCTTATTCAAGAGAAGATTTAAAATACATTAAAGAAACAAATCCTGAATTTTACGATCAACTACAGAGAAATAAAAAAGTTAGCACTAAAACAAAAAATAAACAGTTGATGAGAACAGAAAATCCAGAATTATATTATCAATTATATGGAACATATTAATTTTGATGAAGACATTTGTTTTAACAACACCTATCTTTTAATAACAGGTAAAAAAACGTTAGAAGATTTTTTAGATACAGGTGATGACCTTTGGTTTTTGCACAACCCAAAAGACGAGCCTTTAAGACACAATGACCCTATTTACGAAGAACTTTTAAATTATTTTATTGATGAAGAAGAATATGAAAAGTGTCAAGAAATTGTAAATTTGCAAACTAAAATTAAACAAAAATTTTATAAATAACTTATAATGATTTTATATGATCAGGGAAATCTCTATTCCTATTATACTGTTCCACAGCATCTTGATCAAAATTTTTCTTGTAATTTTTTCTTTCGGCTTCTAACTTATAGTAAGAAAAAGCTTGCATCCCTACTACGTGGGCATCAGTAGGAAAATAATATTTCCATCCTCTTGACCTTCCTCTATTAATGTAATAGCAAAAAGCCACAGCTAATTTACCTGTGTTTTTTTTAAAATTTATTACTGCTGAATCATCTGATGTAGGAATTATTTCATCAACAAAAAAAGTTTCATTATTAACATTTCCTTGTCTTGTTTTGTTTGAAAATCTTTCAGCTACTGTGTTGCAAAACTCTTGCAATTCTTTTGCTCTTTCTTTATTCATATTTTTTTATATTAAATTTCATCACTTAGTGATTGAATTAAATCTGCAAGAACTTTAATTAATTTTTGAGCTTTCTTTTTTGCAACCTCGTGTTCTCTTTCCATTAAACTTTCGTAAAGTTCATCACCAAAATCATGTATATTAGAAGTAATATACTTAATATGATTAATAGTTGATTGGTCCTCTGGTGCAATTCTTGACATTTTATACTTGGTTTTATCAAATATAAAAAAAATATTGACTTATCCTAATTCTTTAGAATTTTTTATATAACAATTTACTAAACGTAAATCTAAGTATTCATCCATAGAGATTAAACATATGTCGCTTAAGATAGCAGAACCTTTGTGTGTCTTTATAATTTCTAATGCAAAAGTTATATAATTTTCATCTATATCAACAATACAACCTCCTAAAATCTGAGAAGTAAAACTATTTTTTGGAATTTCTTGAAGGTTGGTCTCTATAAATTTAGCTATTTTTATAGCTTTTACTATTTTAAATTCTTCTTGCAAATTTTCTATAAAATGATCTTCAACACTCCATTTATTCTCCTCTATAGATTTCTGTTTTAACTCCATGTTCTTTTAATTGTTTTATTCTAAACTTCTGTATTACAGACACTTTACCACTTGGTTTCTTTATTTCTGAAAACAAAACATCTGAATTTTTAGGAATAGCTATTAAATCAGGTATTCCATTTCTGTTTGTTACAGTTAATTTAATAACATAATAACCTTGATCCTCCAACTGTTTTATTCTTTTCAATTGGATTTGATTCTCTGTCATTTTACAAATCTAATGAATCTCTTTTAAAATGTGATAGGGTATAATCTTTCTTTTTAACTACAGCTTTATAGATATCATTTTCTATTCCATTGTGACTAAAAATCCAATATATTTTATTGTGAGCTCTGTCTTTAGTTGTCATACGATCACGACTTTGAAAATAAGATGTAGCACTAAAATCTATATTATAATAAACAAGTGCTTCAGCTTCTTTTAAACTCACGCCTTCTCTTCCTGCCACGATTTGCAAGGCTATACATTTATCTGTAGTTTTAAACTCTTCTAAATCATTTGTTATATTATCACCATAAACTTCTTTTAAAGCTTTATACTCTTGAGTAAACTTATAAAAAATAGCAATTTTTTTATTATCAAAATATTTTTTAATAAAATTTACTTTATTAAAATCTACTGTCATTGCGTTACCACTCTCAAACTTAACAGTGCCAGAACATAATTGATGTATTTTAGACATTAGTTTAACTCCTGTATCTGCTAATAATATCTCTCCATCACCTTCCAATACTCTGTCTTTTTTTAATCTATTTATTAATTTTATAGTGCCTGGATTTAATTCTACATATAGAACTTTTTCTTCTGTCTGTGTTTTAAAGCCTGCTTTCTTTTGTGTATAGCTTATTTTAAAGGGGTTTACAGCCTCCATGATGGACTTTAATCCTTTTGTGTAGTCATTAATCATCATACTGTTTATCTTTCTCTGAGTGACGTTTACGTGTGTTTTAGAAAAAGCATAGAAATTTTTGTATTCTGCAAAAGGATTGCCTTTGACACCATAAATTTGATGATAAATTTGACAGTATGACTCTGGTGTTGGAGTTCCTGATAAATAAATAGTAACAGGATTAGATCGTTTGATAATTTCTTTTACTTGCTTTGCTCTTTTGTTAGGACGAGGAAATGCTCCCAAAGAATGAGCTTCATCACATATAATAACATCCCAACCTGTTTGCTGAACTTTATGTAAAGACTCATAGTTAATTACGGTAATTTTAAATTCTGGCTTTAATAAATTATAATCATGTTCTATACTTGAAATAGCTTTTTTTTTAGTAACAAACAAAACATTAGAAACATTTAAGTTTTTACAGATACCCAAGCTGGTTAAAGTTTTACCTGTTCTTACTTCCATTGCTAAATACAAAAACTTACTATGCTTTAAGATTTCTAAACCTTTTTTTATAATATCTGTCTGATAATCTCTAAATTTTAATTCCATTATCTAAATTTGTTGTTATATCTAAATCGTCTAATTCAAAATCTGGTTTTTCTTCGTCCTCTGTATCGTCATAAATACCCTCAAGTATTTCTTCCAAATCCAAACCATCCTCATCTTGCAGTATGTCTTTATACGTCCCATTAACATACCATTCATGAACTATGCTTAAAACTTCTTTTGTAGTTAATTTATACTTTTTAATTAAATTTTCTTCCATTTTTATTTTTCTTTTGTTTTAAATTCTAAGTATCTACCACCCATAGTTCTTCCTTCAGTATATTCTATACCATATTTATAAACTGAATATGATTTTATCCATGACCAAAACTTTATACGTGAAATTGTAAATTTAGATTTAGGAGCAAAATCAGGATTTTCACTAATAAAGTCATCATACAAATCTTGTTTAAATATTCTAATCCCAGGCTTTAAATAATCATTAGGAAGAGAATTTCCAATAAGTCCACACCATTCAATAAACTCATGACAAGTTTCTGCTGATAGTTTTCTAATTTTTAAATTAACAAACTGACTCTTAAGTAATCCTTCGTTTAAATATAATTGTAAATTAGTAATCATATAGTTATCAAACTGACACCACTCTGTGTCATCCCACTCTCCAAACATTAATTTACCAAACTCAACTAAAGGAGTGTATTCTTTAGTGTAATGTTGTGCGAGCTCTAACTCCCATTTCCTGCGTTCAAAACTTGAGCCTTTACCTTTTAAAGCGTAATTAGTAGTTAAGGCTACTTTAGGAGATTTTTCAAAAGGAATCTTAATTGAGTCTTTATTTTTCTTTTCAACGGTAAGACCTTCTGTAATAACAGAAAACAACTTTTCAAAGTCAAAAGATTTTTTTACATCATCAAAGCAAAGTATTTGTGTATCAGCTGAAACTAATTGATAAGCAAAAGACCTATCAAAAGAAAAACTTTTACCATCAATAGTAACTAACTTTTTCATATTAGATAATCCATTCATAAACAAACCTTTACCAGTTCCTCCTTCGGGATTGTCAGATATAACTTCATCATTTAAAATAACGGCAGGACAATAAGATAAGTTTTTCCAACCATGTAATAAATATCCAATAGTAGACTCCATTGAGTTAATACGACTTTTATCTTCACCACAAATATTTGATATAAAAACTTTGTAATCACATTCCCCTACTTTACATAAAGTAAAATTTCTGTCTATTACGTGATCTCTCCACACATAACCTCCTAAATCTATGTAATCAATTAAGGTTGTATCTTTAAGGGTAATTTTAACTGCACAATTCATATAATATAAATATGATGTAGTTTTTGTGTCAGCAATAAAAAACACATTAATAGAAGATATTAGAGTTAAAAACTCCTCTCTAAAATACTTTGTATTTTCAGCAAAATAATTATACACCGATAAGTCATCTACGTTTAAAAGATAATTTAAAACAAAATCTTTTATCTCTTTCTCAGAAGTATGATCAATTAAATTATTTGTAACTCTTACAAATATATAATTCTTATTTCCTTCGGGATTAAACTTATAAAACCCATTATCTTCTAAAAAGTTTTTAAAAAATATGTGAATTATTTTTACTACTCCTTTATCACTTTTACTCCAAAATTTATTAATTGACTGCTCTTCTTCCAAACGAACTATAACGTTTTCAATATCAATAACATCAATATTTTCGTCTTCTAATTGACATCTGATTTCTTTTTTTGATACTCCACGCCTAAGTTGTTGCTTTACTAAATTAACCCTGTCTTCATCTTCATAATACTTTGAGCCAAAGTTTTGCACATTAGCATAAGCAGAAGTTATAGTCCTTCTTATTTCAGCTAAATTGAAATCTTTAGAATCAAAATTGCCCATAATGAATTCTGCTAAATTTTTAGGAACTCCAAAGTCATTAAAAGCTGAAGCAAGTATATACACATTATTATTTCTCTCCCCACTCCTTAATCCATATTTTTTTTGCCACCATTTTAAAAGAATATCTACTATTTTGTTTTCATCTGTAATTGGTATTGTTGGTTTATCAATGATTTTATTGACCTCAACAAACTCTGTTTCTTCTATCTTATCCCAAACGCTTGACGTTGAATTAATATGTATTAATGGATCGTAAGACTCATAACATACTCGTGAAATATTTTTTGAAGTAGTGTCAAAATAAGCAGAATCTAAAAACTTTTGTAAAGAATTAAAATATTTTTTATGATTTTCTATTTCCTTAGGAATTTTAATTAAAGCTTTTAATCCCATCCCACTTGGAGATATAAACACAGCAAATACGTATTTATTTTTTGATAACTTTTCTTTCTCTTGTAATAATTCTTTGTTGGTTTTGTAACCATCAAAATCTAAACAAATTAATCCACTATGCTCTCCAATAGAATTGTCATTGCGTTTTGTAAATTTCCCACTAAAACATATTGCTGGTAACAATTTTTTTAATTCATTTCTAACTTCTTTGTCTTTTTCAGCCCTAATTTTTTTTACAATTTCAGATGAACTTCCTTTTTCAATCCTTTCTAAAACTATACTAACATCTCTGTAAAAAGGTTGATTTGTATTTTTTATGTCTTTAAATATTGTTATCTCCATGTTCATTCCAAACTTATTCCAAGCTTTATTTTATTTAACTAATTGATTATTATTATATTATATTATATTTTTTTATATTCCAAACATTAAGAATAAAAAAGAAGGAGAGTTAGAAAAGAAAATTCACTAAAATCTAATAAAGTTATTTTTTGGACGTTGTGTCCGACTCCCCTTCTTTTATTAAAACAATACTAAAACGGTAAATCTTCACTTTGTGAGCTCACTGCTTCTGCCTTTTGCTTTTCAAATGAATCTTCTTTTTTAACATAAGGATCACTTAATCTTAAAGACATATACTTACCTTTTGTTCCGTCTTTCATCCAAGCAGCAATTTGTTGTAATTTACCATCTTGAGTCATAATTTGACCTGAATACTCTGGTTGTGAGTTTTCAGCAGTTTTGTTTGGGTTTTTAAATAAAGAGCCGTTTCCAGCTTTGTGTTCATAATTTGACATAATTTAATGTAATTTAATTTCTTGTTCCAAAATTTCTAAAACGTCAGACATAAGTTGTTGCTTATCCTGTTCGCACATACAAGTGGTTGGAACTTCCACTGTAAATATTTCTCTTTTAAAACCGAGCTTTGAAAGATAATAATTAATTAACTTAAAAAAACTTTTTAAGTAAAAGAATATTTTATAATTTTTCATAATGAATATATTGATTAATGTCTGACAACATATGTGGACCATCTTCATTATAAAATGCATTATAAACTTCTATAGCTTTTTCAACTTTTTCTTTTCCATGTTGTAAAAAGTCTTGAGTTGGCTCATATATACCTAAATCATGAGTTGTCTTGTCTATAACGTAGAATACAAGAGGTTTGCTGAACAATTCTTGGTATATGTATGCTTGGCTATCATAATTGTATTTACGTGCTGAAAACTTAAACTTTTGAATGTCAGATGTTGTTTTAATATCTATAAGCTTATCCTCACATACAATATCAGCTTTTCCTTTCCATTTTATACCCATAATAGTTTTAACCATTGGTACTTCAAAATAATTAGCAGAAGCAAAAATGTTATCTCTCATAAAATGATTATTTTTCATAACACTTATTATCTGTTTTAAATTATCCACCTCTTGATCTAAAAGATAAATATTTTTGTCATTATTAAGAACATATTCTTTGTAAGCTTTAGTATTTCTGCTTTTAACATCCAGAGATATAAAATCATCTAATTTATGAGGCTCTAACATAGCAGTATGAAAGTATCTACCTTCAATCATAGGTTTAGTTTCAGTTTGAGGTTTTCTAAAGTTTTTAGGATTTCCTAATAATGTTCCTATGTCAGAATTAGATAACCATTGCTTACCATAGCTCCCATAATACTTTTCATCATCCTTGAGATTATTAAGTATTTCAATTAAATTTAAAAACTCCATTAAACTATACTTTTTGATAACTCTTTTTTAACATTGCTTGACAACTCATATTTATCTTGCAGTTGCTTTACTATTTTAGGCAATCCCAAAGCTTTTATATTAGGATTAGAAATGTATTCTAATACTTTAAGCCAATTATCACTATCTACAACTAATTTTACTTTAGGCTTAACAGGAGCAGCTATTGGTGGTTTTGCTATATCAACAAGATCTTCGCCTTTAAATATTGATATTCCCAATCCATGCATAGCAATAGCTTTTGCAGTTGATCTTTGTATTGCAGTGTTTACATCCATTGAGGTAACCTTTTCAATAGGTATAGAGCTATTCCTGTAATCCATTACAGGAAGGTAATCAATATGCTCAATGTTATTTACAATTATTCCTACTTTTACAGATGCAGTTTTTCCGTCAGTAAAATAGTTTAAGCCCGTATGCTCACTCTCATACACTTTTCTATTAGCTTCTGGATAACTTTCTTTTAATAATGCCCAAGCATTTGCCCATGACAGGTAATTAAACCTCCCCTTTTTTTCTGCCATTCCTTTTACGTTGATGGCTGACAACTTTTTAAAATAATTTTCCATTTTTTTTATTTAATTTAATTTAACTTATTTAATTTATTTGTGTGATAAGAATACTTTTTCATAATAATTTCTCGTTTATTTTTTAAGTTCTTAATAAACTTATCGTTTTTTCTTGTGTTAACTTCAGTTTTCATTTTTTCTTGTATAAGTTCAGCTTTACGCACACAATTTTGTAATGCTAACATTCGGCAACCCTTCTCCCAACCATTAATGTAAAACATTTCATATTCTTTTGTCGTAAGTTCTTGGTAATAATCACCAGATTTAGAACAATTTAATATCTCTATTTTGCTTGAATACTTACTTATTTTTACACCAATGTTGATTAAACTTATACTATTAATTTTTTCATATACAATAGAACCACCCTTATGAGCTTGATTAAACAATTCTTCTTTATTGTACATTATTTACTTTTTTAACAAAATCTTGATAATCTTTATCGTTGTCTACCAAGTGTTTAGCATTTTCATAACCTTTCATTATAGTGTTGTGCTGAACAGGTAAACCATTCTCCTCCATATACCTTCTGATACTGCTAATTTTTATAGGGCGTTGATAAGCTAAATAATAAAGCATTTGTCTTGCTTCGGGATGTGGATGTACTCTTGATTTAGAATACATATCTTCCAGCTTTACATAAAACTGATCTGCTACTAAAGAAGCATATTTATCAAATATTTCTTTCTTCATTTTTTTTTCTTTTTATTTAATTTTTCTAATCTTTCTATTTCAAACTTAAGATGATTGATTGATTTTTGCAAACACTCTATTGGAGATTCGTGTTTCTTAGAGCTCCTTAGACAATAAGTCACAACATTTCCAATGTTCCAAGTGCAATTAAAATCTTCTACAACATACCTTGCTTGATAATAACCCTCTCTGTATGTGTCCCCTATATAATAATTAGGAAC